TCGTCACCCTTGTGCCGCTTGATTGCGACGATGTCGCGTCCCTGCCGCACGGCGATGACCGTCGAGTCGGACCCAAACCGCGCCGGGTCCACGCCGATCACGATGGGGGCCGACTGGTCCTTCCACCGCTCACGCTTCATCGCCTCGTCCACCGTCACCGACCCAATGAACTGGTCGTCCGATGCGTTGGGGAACTGACCATACACCTCGACGTGTGCCTGGCTGCTGTCTGCGCCGTACTCGTCAATGATCTGCTGGTAGACCTGCTTGTCGGTCCCCTCGACCGACCGGGCGTCCACGATCTTGTTGCGCCAGAAGTCCCGCTTGGAGTTGAAGCACTCGTAGAAGTACCCGCTGTTGCGGCGCGGGTTGGAGAACGCCAGCCAGAAGCGGTTGGGCGTGTTCTCCGTAAAGAACCCCGCCGCCACCGACCAAATGGCGTCGTCGATGCCCGACGCCTCGTCAAACACCAGCATGACGCCCGCCATGTTGTGCACGCCCGCGTACGAGTCGGGATTCTCCGCAGACCACAGCCGCCCCTCGACGCCCCAGTAGCGCGTGCCCATGCGCAGGTCGCGCTCGACCAGCTCAGTCAGCCACTTGGCCGGCATCAGCCGCGTGGCGCTGACCTCGAACCAGTGGCTGTTCAAGGACATGGACAACCACTTGGTGATCTCCGCCCAGGTGACCGACCGCAGCTGCGCCTCCGAGTTGGCCGATACGATCACCGACCCGCCGATGCGGGTGCTCAGCATCCAGATGACCAGCCAGCTCACCAGCGCCGACTTGCCGATGCCGCGCCCCGATGACGTCGCCATCCTGAACGTGTCGTAGTCGATCTTGCCGTCGTTGGCCTTGATCGCCTCGCCTAGCTCGCGCAGCACCTCGCGCTGCCACTTGCGCGGGCCGGTAAAATGCTCAAGCGGCGTCCCCTTCGCGCCCCACGGAAACGTCAGCAACACGAACGCCAGCGGGTCGTTCTTGATCTGCTTGGACCAAAGACGGCTCATCAAGAGCATCTCTTCGTCCGCTGTATACTGAGTCGTCTGCAAGGCTCTGTTCCTCTATGACGGTGTACACGCCCTCAAGCACGCGCCGTTCGGCCATCTCAAGCGCGCCTGTGATGCTGATGCGCTGCTCCACGTCTACGCTGATCTGCTGCTTTGCCACCCCGCCGTGGACGTGCTTCAGGATCTCCAGCGCCGCCTTGGCGTCGCCGCCTGCGGCTGCGTCGTGCAAGACCGACGAGATTTCCATCTCGCCGTCCGCGCGGCCCTTCAGTTCGGCCAGTTCGGCCAGTGGGTCAAATTGGCATAATTGGCGGTACTCGGACGGGAGCAAGCCAGACGCCAGCGCCAGTGTATCACCTTTCAGACCTTTACGTGCAGCCGCATAGATCGCGTCAAGACGCGCCTCGGTCGCGGTAAGTTTGCGCGGTTCATGGGGAATGGAATGCCAGCTCATAGCTGTTTTTTAAAATAAAAAAAAAGTTTGTGCAAACCTTTCGTGACCGGTGACCTTCGGCGGCAGGCCCTACCCCCCCGCCCTTGCGCCGATGCCGATTGCTGCCAGCCCTCAGCCGCCCGCGTCCTGCCGGCAGTCATGGGCAATGCCTAAACCGCCAACGCGCCAGGCGAACGCATCGAGCACGTCGAGCACGTCGAGCGCGTCGAGCGCGTCAGCCATTGGCAGTTTGGGCAATCGGTCAGCCATTGGCAGTTTGGGCAATCGGTCAGCCATTGGCAGTTTGGGCAGTCGGTCAGCCATTGGCAGTTTGGGCAATCAACCGATCGGCGGTCGGCATTGGCAGTTTGGGCAGTTTGGGCAAGGCCGAAACAGATTGCCCAGATTGCCAATGATTTGACGCGCCGGGCCGAGCCAAAATGCGCGGCGCATGGGTCATTGGTCATTTAGGCACTTTAGGCAGTGCGCCAAAAGTCGCCGCCAGAACGTGCCGCGTATGGGCAGCAGCGCCCATTATAGGTCTATATAAGTTTTTTGTTTTTATCTAAATCATGACCCATAATGCCCAAAACCCCCTTTTCCCCGGCGTTTACAGCCACATAGCCATAGGCAATCGCACCCTCGCAAACTTGCCTTTTGGGCACCCAAGCTTCACCCAAAACAGGCAGAAAAATTCTTTTTGAGCCATATGCAAAACATTGCTTGACAACATGGCAGGACCGCGCTATGTTCTGGTCATAGGCAAACGGGAGAACACGGACATGACATACGCAACTGACGGCAAGTGCCACAACAGCAATCCTGGCACGTTTGGCCACGAATGCGGCAAACCCGCGCAATTCATCGGCACAAGCCCGAGCGGCTTTCGTTCCGGCTATTGCGTCAAGTGCCGCGCGACGGGGTCGGAAGCGCGCCAATGCGTCAAATGGGAACCAGCGCCGACGCAGTCGGGCCGCGCCGCCTGACGACGACGCAAGTCTAAGCCGCGCGCCAGCAATGGGCGCGGCTTATGCGAGCGCCTTCGCTCGATAGGGGACAAAGCACATGAAAACCATCTTCTCTGACATCATCGACGCCCTGGCGGCCGCAGCGTTCGTCGCTGGCGTGATCTGCATCGCCATTGCGCTGAACCCATAAAAAACAGGAACCGCAACCATGACCATCAAATTTAATCGCTTTATCGAAATCCGCATTCGCGCTGACAAGCACGGCCGCCAGCGCGCGCATTACTGGACCACACGTTCGAACCGCTGGCTGCCGCTGTCGCTGGCCGCTGCGGAATTGGCCATCGCCACAGGCGAGCTGCATGGCTGCCGCGCCGAGGTGCATGTGCCATACGTGCCCGCGCAATCGGACGCCGCGTAAAAAAAATCGCCGGATCGCAAGAAAACGATTTACAGCACTGCGGTCCGGCCTTACATTGGAAAAGTAGTCAAACGGGAGAACCACCATGCTTAAAGTTACGCTTTCTATCCGCGCCCTGCGCGCCGTCCTGGTCGCCGTCTCGAGCGAAGAAACGCGCTACTATCTGAACGGCGTCAATCTGGAATTTACGCCAGACGGCGTCGTCATGGCCGCCACTGACGGCCATCGCATGATCGTGCTGCGCCAGCCGTACGGCGAGCACGGCGCGACAGCGGCGCACGCAAGCGTGATCGTGCCGCGCGATCTTGTGGCCAAGCTGAAAGCGAACAAGCGCGACGGCGACGCAATGACGACGCTGACGATCGCCGACGACGGCCGCCTGACGTTTGAGCACGCTGGCGAGTCGTTCGGCGGGTCACGCATCGACGGCACCTTCCCAGATTACCGGCGCATCGTGCCGAAAGATCTGGATGGCAAGGCGGCGCAGTACAATCCGGCTTATTTGGCCGACTTCGCGAAGGCCAGGCAAGAGCTGACCGGTACTAAAATTGACAAGTCGGGCAAAGGCTCGCCGCTTGTTCGCTATAACGGCGACAGCCCGGCCGTGGTTGACTTCGCATGGGATACCGGTTTTCAAGCGTTCGGCATCATCATGCCGATCCGCGACCATCGCGCGGAAGTTCACTATTCATGGGCGAGCGCGCCAGCCGCAGCATGGCCAGCCGCCTGACGCGCTAAGGACGGCCCACGGGCCGTCTCATAGCGCGCCAGAGGGCGACGCAATACGGGAGAACGACATGCGCACACCAAAATACGCCATCGCCGCGCGCAAGCGTCAGCTGCGCGAGCTGTTAGACGCGCGCAAGATCACGCGCAAGCGGTACGCCGAGCTGCGCCGCATGGACCGGATCTATTACATGCAGGAACGGCGCGGCATGTGGGACTTCATCGACAGCTGCGCACCGTGACGCGCTAAGGACGGCCCACGGGCCGTCTCATAGCGCGCCAGAGGGGCGCGTCAACACGGGAGAAGACATGACCGACATTATGAACAGCACCGACATCATTGACGCGATCCGCGACGATCTGCGCGCGCGTCACGGCTATGAGAGCGACCAGATTGGTCGCTATCTGCGCATCTACCCCGCCAATTTGGCTAACAGCACCGACACCGGCAGCGTGTTCAAGCACAACGACCTGGGTCGCGTGGCGGCGTTTTATCGCCGCGTGTCGAGTTACGCCGCAGCGCAGGGGGAATGACATGCCTAGACACAACGGATACGCAAACTACAGCACCTGGCGCGTCAAAGTTGACGTGTTCAAAGATTTTGATTTGGACGACTGGTGTCTCGACATGCTCAACAGTGTCGAGCTGGCTGGATGGATGCGCGACCACACTCGTGAAATCATCGAAGAAGACGCAGGCGAAGGCATAGCGCGGCTTTACGCGAAGCTGTTTCTCGCTGACGTGGACTGGCAGGAGCTGGCGCAGACCGCGCGAGACGAATACGCGGCCAATAACGAGCAACAGGAGCTTGACGTATGACGCACTTGTTAATCGCCGTCGTCCTCTTCGTCGTCATTCCGTTTGCGCTCGTGGGCGCGGCGTCACTTTGGGAGCACCTGTCTGATGACGACGACACGCTACGCTGACGAGACGCGCACCGCGACGTATCGCGGCCGCGTCGTGGGCTACTACGCCCGCGCCATGCCGTCGACGACAGGCGCACGCGCCTGGCGCGGCGTCACGACCGCTGGCGTGCTGGTCTACGCGGCCACGCCGCGCGATATCGTCCAAGCCCTGCGCGAGGCGGTCACGTCATGACCGACTGGATCGCGCACTACGCGGCCGTCAAGGCACGCATCGCTGCCGGGCGGCCACGCCCGCCAGCACCACCGGCACCGGCACCCGAGCCGGTGCCGGCAATCCAAGCCCTGCCAATGGTACGCTTAAAGGCGCCACAGCCCAAGCCGCGCGCG